GAGGTGGGCGCAAAATATATTCTTGCATTCGACCCCAGTTGGGCAGAAAGTGAAAGTAGCGACGACTTTGCAATGATGGTTATAAAATTGAATGACGACAAAAAAATTGGAACTGTTGTTCACAGCTATGCGCTCAGCGGAACAAATTTAAAACAACATATTTTTTATTTTTATTATTTGCTCACTCATTTTAATATTGTGAGTATTGTTGGCGACTATAATGGAGGCGTACAATTTATCAATGCATGCAATGAAAGTAGTTTGTTTAAGAAAAACAAAATGAACATCAAGTGTCTAAACACAAACTTTGATGATCTCGAACATTACCAAGAAAAAATAATTGAAGGAAAGAAAGAATATAATTTACAAGACAAAACAATTTGTTATCTGCGAAAGCCAACCAGTCAATGGATACGTTTGGCCAATGAATTGTTGCAAGCAAATTTTGATCATCGTAGAATCTTCTTTGCCAGTCGCGCAATTGATGATGCATACAACGAACAACGCAACAAAAAGATACCCATTCAAGATATCAAGTTTTTGAGAACATCTCAGAGTTTAGAGCGTCAAACAAATGCTGCAAAAATGATCGACTTTGTGGAACATCAATTTGATATGATGAATCTTGTGAAAACACAATGCTCGCTGATTCAAATCACAACCTCTGCAAGTGGCACGCAAAATTTCGATTTGCCGCCAAGTTTAAAACGACAAACTGGTCCAGAAAAAGCAAGAAAAGATAGTTATAGTGCGCTTGTACTTGGAAACTGGATGGTTAAATTGTATTATGATATGATGAACGCAAAAGTTGATAATGTAAACTATACCTTTACTCCCATGTTTATAAACTGAGTGTACCTTTTGTGTAAATGACCAAAGAATATAAATACACCACAACTTTTGATAGCGTAATTTTCGCATCAAGTGAGATTGAGAATTCGAATATCAGTCAGGCATCTCTTGATTCTCTGAGACCTTTGATTCCTGCGAACATCGATCTTGATCGCAACATCGATCTGCTTGGCGTGGCGTTCAACGCAGCAGTGGTAAACAAATTTAATAAAAATGGAGATGGCATTGCCAGCGAAGCAGCTGTGGCAATCAAAGACTACTTCGTTCACAAACCAACAAACATTGAACACGATCGCGATCGAATTGTTGGACACATTGTATCTGCTGGATTTTCAAGATACGATGATTCATCTGAATTGATTAGCGACGATGAAGCTTTGATCACCGAGGGCGCTTACAATATCGCACTTGCCGCAGTGGTCTACAAAACAGCAAGCAAAGAGTTTGCTGATCTAGTAATGAACTCAACCGATCCAGAAAGTGATTATTATCAAACCGTTTCCACAAGTTGGGAAGTTGGTTTCAATGATTATGTGATTGCAGTTGGCGGTGACGATCTGAATGAATCAACAATTGTATCAGATCCTCAAGAAGTTGAAGCATACTCTCCTTATTTAAAATCTTTGGGCGGAAAAGGAACATTGAAAGATGGTCGAAAAGTTAATCGCTTGATTGTTGGCGAAATTTATCCTCTTGGAATTGGATTCACATCCAACCCAGCAGCTGATGTAAAAGGATTGGTTGCACAACAAGGAGAAAGCAAGCCAGCCACATCCAGCAGAAATGAACCAATCGACAAATTAATAACAAAAAGCAAAAAAACTTCCCATTCCTCTCAGGAAAATGTACTAAACAAAGAAACCAATAATAATACTATTATGGACAAAGACACAATCATAAATGAATTCCGAGCAGCTTTAGACGAAAAGCTTGGCAACCAAGATTTCTCTGAAGAGAGCGTCGCAAGCATCTCAAAAGTGTTTATCGAGGCGATCCGCGAGAAAGGCGAACAATACGTTGCTGATCTTGAAAAGGCTAAAGCTGAAAAAGACGAAGCTGTTCAGGCTCAAAATTCTCTTCAAGAGAAAATGGGTGAAGTTGAACAGCAATTACAATCCACTCAAGAAAAGCTTTCAGCTCTCGAACAAGAGAATGCTGCTCGCGAATCTGAAGTTCGTTTCAATGCCCGCATGGAGTTGTTGAACGAAATCTATGATCTTGACGAAGAAGATTCCAAAATCGTAGCATCTGAACTTGCTGACCTCGACGAAACCGAAGAAAGTTTCGCTGGTTATCAAGAAAAGCTTGCTAAAGTTTGGAAACACAAAAACAAAGAATTTATCGCTGCCGAGCAAAAGGCATTTGAAGACCGCGTAGCTGCAGAAGTTGCAAAGCGTCTTGAAACAGTCGAAGCTGCGACAGAAGAAAAAACAGAAGTAGAAGTTGAAGTTGCACAAGCATCTGAAGTTCAAGAAGAAGTTGAAGAAGCTAGCGACGAAGTTGCTGAAGCTCTTGACGCTCTTGAAGTTGAAGAAGCTGCTGTGGTCAACAACAACGAAAGTTCTTCCGACAACGAATCGCTTCGCGATCGTCTTTCCAAGACTTTCAAACAATCTGTTAAAATTTCATACTAATATATATAGAAAGAAAAAAATTATGGCAAAAAGAATACTACCATACCGAGACTACAGTGAACACGACGTTGTTAATTTGTTCTCTCTTTCCACATCTGGCGTAAGTGACGGCTTTCAAAGCTGGACAGAAGCTGGCAGCGGAAAGTGGGACTCTGGCGTTGTTGTCAAAGTAAGTGCGGGAGCAACACTTCCCGGTGATCTGCCTGGTGGACTCAGCAAACATGCTTCTGGCGATGAGCTCAGAAAGTATCTTGGTGCAAGTCCAACAAGTGCACACATCGGATACAATGCATACCCTTACAACGGTATGACTGTTGAACCTGCAGATGCAACCGACGTAGCTTTGGGTATCACACTTCGTGAAACCTTAGCGTACGACGAAAATGGAGAAAAACTTCTCTATTATAAACAAAAATTAGACGAAGCTCAAGCAGTACTTCCAGGTCAAACAGTTCCTGTTTTGACAAGAGGTCTTGTATTACTCAGTGCTAGCGCTTTTGCTGAATATGATCATGATTCTGATGGATCTGATCCAGACGCAACACCTGCAGGCACGCCAGATATCATTAACGCTTCCGCGGGAGCAAAAATTTATCTTGGTGACGGTGGATTATTGACCACAGACGTTAAAACAACTGTTGTTGGTTCTATAGTTGCTACTGGCGCCGGAGATAAAGTTCTCTGCAAGATCAGCTTCTAAGAAAGGAAATTTAATATAATGAAAATTACTTTAGAAAGAACACCCGAGCAAGTCGAGCTTATCAAAGCTATGGCTTCGAAGAATCGCGATGTTGCCTACGAAGCTCAAACTGCTTTGGCTGAATTTATCGGTCCAGTTTTGGCAGAAGTTGTTAATACAGCTCCTACAGTAAGCAACATGTTTACTAGCCTTCAGTTTAACAGTGACGAAAGCCCAAGTATTCCTTTGGATCTTTATCACGACATTACTGACGAAGATTACATCCAAGTTTGGAGTCAATCGGTCGCTGGCGGACTTCCTACCAACCAAGTTGCTCCATCACAAAGCGAGCTTAAGTTCACAACTTATACTCTCGACAGTGCATTGAGCTTCGACAAGCGTTACGCTTCTCGTTCCCGACTTGACGTTGTTAGCAAAACATTCACACGCATGGCTCAAGAAATTCTCCTCAAACAAGAGAAAACTTCTGCCAGCATGATCATGACTGCATTGGCTAAAGCAGCAACAAATAGCGAAAAACACGTTATGCGTTCCGCTCAAGCTGGACGTTTCTTACTCTCCGACCTTAACAAGTTGTTCACCAAAGCCAAAAGAATCAACACTTCTTGGACTGGCGGAACTCCTGCTGATCGTCGTGGACGCGGAATCACAGACATCTTGGTTTCTCCTGAAATCGTAGAAGAAATTCGTGGTTTAGCTTACAACCCAATCAATACAAAAGGCGATAAAACAGATATCGCTGGAACAGACAGTATGCGTGATGCTATCTTCAATAGCGCTGGAATTCCTGAGTTCTATGGTGTATCCATTCAAGAATACAATGAAATGGGTGCAGGTCAAAAATGGAATGATGTGTTCGATTTAGCTGCAGGCGACATCGAGTACGACGGTCATTACGCTGTAACTGATTCAGCAAGAAAATTTGGTAGAAATGCTGCTGACGATGCAGATGTATCTGAACAAATTCTTGTTGGTGTTGATCTCAGCCGTGAGTCTATGATTCGCGCAGTAGCTACCGATTCCGAGTCCGGAGACGAGTTTAGTCTTGTATCCGACGACCAATTCGTAACACGTCAATCCAAGATTGGTTACTACGGTTCTCTTGAAGAAGGCCGTATGATCA